CTTTTCTGAATTTATCCATGTTTATGTTACCCCCAATAGATTCTACTAATTCTTTTACTAAATCGTAATCGATCATTTCATCTATAGAAGCAGCTTCATCGATTGTATTTTCATCTTCGATCATTTCGTCAATCAAGCAACCGATTTCAAACAGAGGATTGTACTTAGGAGATACCATCGGAAGATCTAAAGGTACTCTCATACCATTATAATCTGCATATTCACCAATATCGGTAGTTTCTAATAACTCCATATCTTCTTCATTTAGCTCGATATCACCGTTTCTCACAGCTTCTCTTGCTTCTTTGAATAATTGTATAAAGGCATCAGAAGAATAACGGTAGATATTCTCAGATAAAGTGAGCCCGTTATCTAAATGGTATTGTAATGATGGTAATCCTATAATTTCTTTTAACTGTATCATTTTTTTATATTCTATAGTTTTTAGGATCTTCTATAGCATCAACTAAGACATCTAATACGTTTTCATCTTCAATGCTCATAATAGCATCTACTATAAAATCAGCATCATTTTGTTGTAGCATATCCTGTAACTTTCTTTTTGCTACTCCTAATTCTTCTTTTAATATTATATCACTTAGTCTCATGAATAAAATCTTTCCTAAAAAATTTTCCTAGAATGTTATCATTTATGTACTGATGACTGTTACCTTCTAGTACTTCATTTATAAATAGGTATTTGCACTCGAAATATGTAAGCTCTTTTTTACTCATACATATCTCTAATATTTTTTTCTCCCATACTGACCATTCGTTAGTGTTTTTACACTCTTTGATCAGATCTTTTATTTGAGGGTGAGATCCGTAATAATCTTTCCAATCTGATTCTTTTACTACTTTTCTTTTACGTTTTTGCCCTTTCAAAGGTGGGAGAGTTCTATTGAAATATAAAACTTTTTTACCTAGGTATTTCAAACCTGTTGGTTGATGTACAACTTCGTAAATAAATCCGTATGTATCTTCTGGAAAGTCTGTTATGTCATTAAAGATCCTACCCTGGTATGTCCAGGATGGGTATGTCATATCCATATAATTTGGTTTTTGTGGCTAGAGCTTCGACTTTAACTCTTCTATTTGTAACTGCTGCTCTTTAACAGCTTGTATTAATAACGCCACGATTTTTTCATAACGAACAGCTAAATAGCCATTCTTTCTTGTTGCTACTACTTCTGGCAGCACTTTTTCGATTTCTTGAGCGATAACACCAACATCATGACCGCTATGCTCAGAATCACTATTCCAATCAAATTCATATCCTCCTATTTGATTAATTTTATCTATTGCACTCCCTATCGGAGTTAAATTATCTTTTAATCTTTCATCAGAAGAAGCAAATGCTATTATATCTCCTGAAGCTGATATAAGTCCATCAACAAACATATTACCACTAGAGGTTACACTACCACTAAAGTGTGCTGAACCTGTGTTAATAATATTACCTGTAATATTGATTGTACCTGCTCCTGAAATATTTCTTGAATTAAGATCTAAATTACCTCCTAATTGTGGAGAGGCATCTACTACTAAACTACTTATACCGCTACCACCTGCTGCTGCTGCTATCGATGCTGATACGTTTGCTATATCAGGTAAAGTAAATACACCTGTTGCTTCTAAAGTACCGCTTATAATTTGATTACCTACAAATGTATTACTGCCAGTCCTAGCAAATGATGCAGTATTAGGATGAGTTACAAATGAAGAAGTAACGTTATTTAAATTACCAATCGAGGTTAAATTAGTTGCTATGTCAGATGCTGCACTTGCAGACGTAGCTGTAAATGCTCCAGATATACTTGTTGCTATCTGAGCTGATGAAGATAGTACTCCATTATCAGATAATAATGAACCTGTAAAACTTCCTGTATAAGATGAACCTGTGTAGTTTACAGCAAAAACTTTGTTATTTGTTACCAATGTACCATCTACTGAAACACTACCGGTAAACCTATGTGTGTCGTCTGACGAATTACCTGATACTGTAGAACCTGATTTGAATGCTATTGAAGAGCTAACTAATACAGTCTCATATTGATTAGCTTTCAAAGTACCTAATACTGTCATATTACCACTAAAGTTACTTGAACCAGAAACTGATAAATGATCAGTAGCAAAGTTATATGTAAAATTAGTAGACGAAGTAAAGAATGATGATGATATGTTATCTGAACCAGACTTTATTTGAATATTGTACTGTTCTCCAACTGCTGTAGGTAGGTTAATAGTTTCACCGCTATCAAGAGCAGAAGATCTAAATAACTTTAGTCCGTAAGGATTAGATGTAGTACCAAGTAACGAAGATGAGTAATAAAACTCTCTAAAGTTTTGATCTAATTCTGCATGTGTTAAAGGACTTCCTTTCGTCCCTCTAAACGTAATAGCCATGTTATTTGTTTTCTAAATATGTTATACGTGCTTCTAACTCTTTTATGGCTTCAAGTAGAAGTGGAACTATACCACCGTAGTCTACATTAAGATAGCCATTTCCATCTTGAGAAACAACTTCTGGAAGGACTTTTTCTACTTGCTGTGCTAGTACACCTACATTTCTTTCTTCTTTATCTTTCCAGTTAAAGTATACACCATCTATTGCATTTACTCTATCAAATGCATTATCTATGATGTTAATATTGTCTTTTAATCTTTCATCTGAAGATTGTAATACTGTACCTGAAGCTCTTATACTTCCTGATACGTCTAATGCATATGCTGGTGGGTTAGAAGTTTCATTTACTCTAATACCAACACTACCTGTTTGGTCGCATATAAATCCTGATCTAGTCTCAATTACTGACGAACCAGAGAATAATGCTACTCTTTGATTAGAACCTGCATTAGTTAATCCTCTTATTAGTGAATATGTAACTGAGCCTGAGTTAATAGGAACATTTGCACTACTAGTATAATGTAGGTTTAAATTTTGTCCATTAGCTGATAAAGAACTTGAATAAAAGAAAGAACCAAAGTTCTTATCCATTTCTGAATAAGTTAATGCTTCTGTTTTATTAGCTCTAAAAGTTATTGTTGACTTAGGCATTATATATCAAATTTTACAACAAACGTCATATCTACATTTTTAGCTCTAGGTATGGGTCTGTTAGTTTTAGCAACTGCTATTAATTCATTTGCTTCGTTATAAAGTCCAATACTTGTAACATATGGTCTAAAAACACTTCCAGTTATATTATTTCTAACTGAATTATCAGAACCAGTAATCGCAGATGGATTAAAGGTGTGATTTAGTTCAGACTCTTTTACAGTACAATGAACATTATATGTATAAATAGGTAGGTTTGATTTCCATCCAACGTTTAATCTACAGTAAGTAGAATAATACCTTGCTACTATAGGATCTGTTATTACTGCATTACCTTGATTGTAAATTATATCTCCTACAAATCTTTCTGAATTAGTAAAAGCTTCTTCTGCTCCAGAAATAATTAACCTACCTTGACCGTCATCTATTATTTCAGGTCTTTGAAAACCGCTTTGAGTAACTACATACTCAGCAGCAGATTCACTTATATAATTACTTTCACTTACTAAATAATCTGCAATATCAATAACTGAAGAATTATACCATTGGTTTATATTTTCGATAAATTCATTTGCTCCTGTTTGAGGATCACTTACATATCCGTCAGTGTTGAATCTATCAGAGGTTTCAAAAATAGGTTTAGCTACAAACGTACCAGGTACTACTTTGGTACCATATACTTCTTTAGGTACTGATATAACAGCTACTTCTGAAGACTCTTGTCTTGAATGAGAAAGCATTAAACTTGTTTGGAAACTAACGTCGTATGAACCAGAGTAGTACATATCTCCATTACCATTAGGTATACTTCCAGAGGTAAGAGAGTAGTATAAATGATGTATACTATCAAATACTAACTTTTCATAACGGTTGTTTCTATAATCGTTAGGGTAAGGATAACCGGGTGTAGAACCTGAAAACCCTCTCAGTGTCTCAATACCATAAGTAGTTAAAGCACTACCTGTAGCCTGCCAATTTTTTTGAGCTTGGTAGTCAGATATGTAGACATCCTGACGGTTTAATTGCTTGTAAGCACTCATTCATTAATAATCAAGCTTAATTCTAACTAATGCTTCTTTAGTAAAATCTTTTAATAAAGGTCTAGAAAGCTTAGCTACTGCTAATAAGTCGTTATTATCATTATATAAACCTACAGCTGTAATATAAGATTGAGGAGTGTTAATCATTACGTTATGTCTTAACTCACCTGAACCTGTAATTAAAGAAGGGTTTGTAGAATAATTAAACTCACTATTTCTAGCTCTCATAAATACAAAGTTAGAAGTAATTGTTTCTTCTGATTGTAATCTAAAACTCCCACTTAATGTTAATAGGTCGTAAAGTTTACCTGGGTTAGCTCCTGCTGTATTAGATGATCTGTTAGTATTTAAAGCAAGACCTCCTGAAACTGCAGGTGAATCTAATGCATTACCATTTAGTAAAAGTATTCCAATATCTGGAAGTAATTTACCGTACGAACCAGAGTTACCAGAATATCCATTAGTTTCAAGACCTGTATAAACTGTACCAGCAGAACCAGATACTAATTCAAATACTCTACCTGCATCTGTAAATGTTGTTGTAGTTACTATTTGACTATTATCTGTTAATGTTATTTCTGCACCACTTGATGATACGTGTAATTTAAGTCCTAATGTACCTGGTAGTAAAGCTTCTTTATATCTAGCTCTATCAATTGCAATAGCATAAAAATGCTCTGAAGTAATATTACCAAATGTAAAATCTGACTCTTCATCTCCTAATACTAGGTTTCTATATTGACCATAAATTGTAGAAGATGGTGATGATGCTGTTACTGCTGAATTAAAGCGTAATGAACCTGAACCCATCTTATCTGCATATGCTATACTAAATTGTACTCTAGCAGTATCTAAAGCAGATGCTGTTTGGTAAATATCATAGTAGTAATCAGCTGATGTACCACCTATCTGAGTTGAAGAAGTAAAGAACGTTGTTAACGTTGTTACGTCTCCTGAAAATACTGGAGCAGTTACTGATTCAGCACTAACCACTACATCTTCGTTATCGAATCTTTTATATGACATGATTAGTTAGTTTTAGTAATTGTTACCGGTATCGTTAATCTAGCTCCTGAACCTCTACCTGTTACCGTTAAAGTAGTGTTAAGTTGTGTTCTTGAACCAAATAATGTATTTACTGATGTTGCAGTTAAGTTAACAGAAGTTCCTATTACTGTTTTTGATACGTTAGTACCTATAGTAGTACCTTCATTTAACCTTTCAGCTTCATCGGTGTTAATTCCTACACCTGCAAAAGAGTTTAAAGTTCTTACATCTGCTACTGTAGCTGTATATCCTTCAGTTTCAAACACTGATGTTGCACCTAAGTAATTAAGCGTTTCAGGGGTAATTGCTAGTGATGCTCCTTGTTTAAGTGTAATTGAAGAAAGACCTAAACTAAGTACTGGCAGTTTAGAAGTACCTCTTGGTAAGGTAGTTAACTTATACTTCATTATTTGTGTTTCGTCTGGAAAGGCTTCTAATAACGGCATGTTTTCGATAGCTTCTCCATAAAAAGCAGAACCTGAGGGATGTGATGGATTGTACAGGGTGTAATCGATCTCATCATCTGCTAAGGCAAATTGAGTGATTTTAAAAGAACCGTCCCCTCTAGCTAACAGCTCTCTTCCTTTTTTGGTTAAGATCGCATCCACCGTCACGATCGAATTATCTAAGTATCCCATTTTATGTTATTGTTTTATATAAATATATGTGAATTAGGTTATTCTACTGCTGTAACTACGCCCAAGTTGTTAGTCTTAAGTACTTCGTCAGTATCAATAGAATAAATTTTATTATTAGTTAATTTAAATGTTCTATTACCCTCCAAACCAAATATAGTATTACCTATTTTTGGGAAGCTAGGAAAGAATTTATTAGGGTGAGACCCTGATATTGCTGTGGTAAATAGTATGTCTACTATTTCTCTATCTGCATTTAATATGTTCTTAACTGCAGTTGTATCCGCATCTGTAGCATGAATACTACCTTCAAATGTTAGTAAACCTATTGATGGATGATCTGCTGCTACTTGATTAGCTGAAACAGTTGCTGATAATTTAGCTTTATTATATTGTCTTGAAATAATTTGAGTTATACCTGCATTTTTACTTCCGTTATATCTTCCATTAATAATACCAGTTTTTTCGTACGCACATTCTTGTAATTCAGCTGCAGTAGAAGAACCACTAATTATCGAATCTAAATTAGTAGGGTTAAACTGGCTAGTCATTCTATCTACTCTTTGAAAAGTAATATTTGTTTTACTTCCTTCTGAATTGTTACTCAAAGGGTTATACGGACTGTTATTAAAGTTAACTGTTACAAATGGTACAAATACTGATTCTGAACCAGTAAATATAGGATCTCCTGTAAAGTTAGTAGATGTTGGTAACTCATTAACTACTAT